GAAGGACAAAGCCGCGCGCAATCCACAAACCCTTCCAACGTCTCCCGCGAAATCCGCACCGACTCATCAAATCCACGATAACTCCTGTTCTTCAACACCAGATCCCTTAACATGTCCCATATCCTCCTGTCTCAAATTTACTTTCTACCACCCACTCTACCACACCTCCCCACCCCCCGCAATCACCTTTTTCATTTTCCCTCTTGACATACTTTGATATTCAAAGTATTATATATCTAGTTTTAAAAACCACATGCTAAAGTATTTTACATCACATATTTATTCTATTTATTCGTCACCAATAACCAGATCCAATGGCTGCCGCCGCGCCGTGGATGTTCCTCCAGGTGAGCGCATTTGCAGGAGGCCCGCAAACTCTTAGGCTATGGGATTTTGTGTTGCTTTCAAAAACGGCACTGTCTGAGCGCAGCGAGTTTGCCGTTTTCGAAAGCGCTTTTAGCAAAACTAGAGAAACACGCTTTGCGAGTTTCTCTAGTTATCGCGGCAGTCGCCAAGGTCTCGTGCGAGCACGGACTTTGGCTCGTTGCTCGCGTAAATTAAAAAGAAAAGGCAAGTTCTTAAAATTTCAGAACATGCCTTTTCTTTATATCTTTTGATGTAAATATCTTCTATTAATCCTCTATACTTTTTAACTCTTATAACTGTTTCCCGTTATGTCTGTGTATCAGGAATAAAAATCCACCGATCACTCCGCCGATCACTCCGGCATAAACAGCAACACACATTACATTTGCTATACAGTCAATCAATGCAATTTTTCCAATTGCCGTGCAGA